TTTTGGGCGATCGAGAATGACAATGCCAAAGTGTTCAACCTGGAGATGCACAGCGACCTGAGCGCGATCCTGAATATGGCCGATCGGCTGACTGATCACTACCACGCGCAAGGGCGCACGGTGGTTCTCAAGGGCAACCCGGCGGACTTCGCGCGGCTCACGAACCTGGCGATAGGCGCGGTGTTCATGGATGCGAGCACCGCCAACGAAACGCTGCGGCGGCAATATGGTAAAGCACTCTCGCAACTCACGTGCGCAATGCTGGCGATGGATGGCCGCAAGTCAGACTACAAGCCGATCCTGAAATGGACAGATGCACTGCCAAACAATGAGCTTGAGCAGGCGCAGATCGTTCAGGTTCAGCGTAATCTTGGCCTCATTAGTCAGGAAAGCGCGGCGGCTGAGATGGGGCTGGACTGGGCAACCGAACAGCAGCGCATGGCCGATGAAGATGATGGCCGTTCCGCCATGATGGATAAGCTAATCAGCACAGGCGGCAGCGCTCCACTCAGCCTCAACACCAACCCTACCGGAAATCCAAATGACCAGCAATAGCGAGGCCGCTGCGCGCGGTGGTCAGGCACAGTTTCGGGCGCGCATGAGCGAGGATTATCTCGCCATCGAACGGCGCATCATGAGCGCCTATCAAAGCGTGCTGCGCTCGCTAGATGGCACGCTTGCCGAGATTCGCAAAGCGGCTAACGATGATAACACGGTGAGCGGACGCGACATGCTCAAAACAAGCGCGGTACAGCATCTTCGCGATGAAACGCGCACGGCTATGGAACAGTTCGCGACCGTGATCGAACAGCAGTCTGAGCGCGCGGCGGCATCGGGCATCGCGGCCTCGGCAAGCCTCGCCAGCAAGCTGCTCCAGGCGAGCGGCGTTGAGAGCGCCAACCATCCGAGTATCGAGGCGCTGCGGCAAGTGGTGAGCTACGTAGATAGTCCGGCGTTCCAAGCGAACATTGCGAAGTTCGGCATGTACCACGCCGATCAAGTGGCCGACATCATCGCAGCCGGTGCCGCAGCGGGAAAGAATCCGGGCACCATCGCGCGCCAACTCACCAACTACATCAACGACTTCCCGGCTGCCGACGCCAACCGCATTGTACGCACCGTGCAAATCTGGAGCGCTCGGCAGGGCACGCTTGAAACGTTCCGCGCGAATGCGGATGTGGTCACCGGATGGATGTGGAGCGCCTCGCTTGATCCGCGCTGCTGCATGTCGTGTGTGGCTATGCAGGGCACGTTTCACGATCTGGAGGAGACGCTTGACGATCACTACAGCGGGCGCTGCGCTCCCATCCCTATCACCAAAACGTGGGGCGATCTGGGCTACAGCTCCGGCGATGAAGTCGCGGGCGTTCAATCCGGCGCGGACTGGCTGGCCGGGCGCACCGACGATCAACAACAGGCACAGATGGGTAACGCGGCGTGGCAAGCCTGGCAAGATGGCGCGTTCGACCTGAGCGACTACCCAACGGCCTATGACGATGATGTGTATGGCCAGATGCGCCGCGCCGCCTCACTCGTCGAGCTGGTCGGGCAGGATGCTGCTCGCCAATACAAATATGGAAAGTAGGAGCGAGTAACATGCACCCCGAAAAAGGCGAGAAGCCTGAAATTGAAGTAATCAGCACGGCGGAGACGCCCGAAACGCCAGAGGCACAGGATGCCGACGGTGAAGTATTCGATAAAGATCGTGCCATGAACACGATCAAGGCGCTGCGCAACGACTTGAAGAACGTTAAACAGGGCCAGAAAGATGCGGAAGCCAAACGCACTCGTGAGCAGTTGTCCGAAACGGATCGGCTCAAGGCGGAACTGGTGGATGTGCAGGCGAAAGTAGCAGCGGCAGAGTCGCTGGCAAAAGATCGCGAGCTACGTGCGCGGGTGGTATCGGCGGCGGCCAAGGCAGGGTTCACCGATCCTGATGACGCCTGGCGCATGATCGAGTTCGCGGACGTGGGAGATGATGCGGCATCAGTTGGTGGCGCATTGAGCGATCTGGCAAAAGCCAAGCCGTATTTATTGCGGCAAGAAAACGGTCAGCAGCGCGGTGTAAAGGTCAGTGCAGGCAACCCGGCGAAAAGCGAGATACTCACGTCGGAGACAGTCAAGTCACTCACCCCGGAACAGATCAATGCGCGCTGGACAGAGATTCAGGAAATGTTCAAGCAACAGCGGTAGAGGTGATGAGTGTCTCTTAACAACTTTATTCCAACCGTATGGGCAGCGCGCGTGCTGCTCAACCTGCACAAAGCGCAAGTGTGGGGTCAACCAGCCATCGTCAACATGGATTATGAAGGCGATATTACGGGCATTGGCAACGTGGTTCGCATCAATGCGATCGGGCCGGTCAGCGTGCGGAAGTACCAGAAGGATGTGCTCATTGGCTATCCGGATGTGCTGAGCGATTCGGCGACGACTCTCACGGTTGATCAGGGCGACTTGTTCAACTTCGCGATCGATGATCTGGACAAATTGCAGCAGAAGCCGAAGGTGATGGATGCGGCACTGTGGGAAGCCGCGTATGCCATCAGCAACGCCGCCGATATTTTCATCAGCGGCATTGTGGCAGGTGTATCGACCGCAAACACGATCGGCACTGATGCAGCACCGCAAACCGACCTTGCACCTGCAAGTGGCCTCAGCCGGGCGTATGACTACCTGGTGGATCTGGCGGTTCTGCTCAGTGCATCAAACGTGCCGACGGGCCAGCGGTGGGTTACCGTGCCACCGTGGTTTCACGGGTTGATGCGGCGTGATGACCGGTTCGTTCGCTACGGCACCACTGCGCAGGAGGACATCCTGCAAAATGGCATCGTAGGGCGCGCGGCGGGCTTCGACGTGTACGAAACGAACAACATTTTGCTCACGGGCGCAAGCACTAACGTGTACAACATCACGGCGGGCTATCCTGGCGCGATCACGTATGCCGACCAGATGAGCGAGATGCAGGCGTATCGGCCTGAACAGCGCTTTGCCGATGCGGTCAAGGGCTTGCACATCTACGGAGCGAAGCTCGCGCGGCCACAAGGTATCGCGGTTCTCAAAGCACAGAATCCGGGCTTCTAACACGAGCTGTTGAATGAATAGGGAGATTTAGAAATGGCGCGTGGAACTATTATCCCAACGGCACTGCTCACCAACGGTGGCACAGTGTCGGCGGGAATTGCAGTTGATCAGGTTAACGGGCAGGCGATCGCGGCAACCGGCCTGACTCGAAATATTATCATTCAGGTGCTCGCAAGCGCGGTGGGCACGCTCATCGTGCGCGCTGGTGCTTATCCGCCAGCGTTTCGAGCGCAGCAAGGCGACATTTCAGTGCCGATCGCGAACGCAGCAACGACATTCGTCACGGTGGAGGCGGCGCGCGTGGTGCAGCTCGATGGCAGCATCAACCTGGACTATAGCGCGGGCTTCACTGGCACGCTCACCGTGTATCGCCTGCCGAACGACCTGTAATTTTATGCCTCTCTCGCAACAGAGAGGCTTTTGAAAGGCTTTTATGCGGATTTTGTGGGTGAGCAACGGGCGGCGCGTGCCAACAGGCTACGGCAACCAAACTAATATCTTTGCGCCAGCGCTGAAACGGGCAGGGCATGATGTAACGATCTTCGCCTACTACGGGGCGGAGGGCGCGCCATCGATCGATGATGATGGAATCATCACGTTGCCACGCCTGGCGGATATGTATGGCAACGATATTGTGCGGGCGCACGTTGATCGCTACAACATCGATACGGTGATCACGCTTGTAAATCCGTGGGTGCTCAATGGCGAGCAGTATGCTGAGATGAACTGGATCGCCTGGGTGCCGGTGGAAGGCGAGCCAGTGCAGGCTGCCGACGTGCATGTGCTCAAACATGCAAAACGCATTTGGGCGATGTCGCGGCACGGCGAGCGCCAGTTGAAAGCAGCCGGATTTGATAATGTGGATTATGTGCCGCACGGCGTGGATACGGAAGTTTTCAAGCCGCTCGATCGTGATGAAGCGCGGGCACGGTTTGGAAAACAGCTCGGCATCGATCTGACTGGCAAATTCGTTATCGCTTACAACGCAGCGAATAAAGGTTCGCCATCGCGCAAAGGTTGGTACGAGTGTTTCGCGGCGTTCAAAGCGTTTTCAGATAAACACGATCACGCGGTGCTGTACCTGCACACCGATCGTGATGGTCGCGGCGGCGTTGACCTGCTGCGCGTCGCTGAAATGGTCGAACTCGATCCGAGCAAGGTGATCTATGCGCCACAGTATCACTATTTATCGGGGATGCTGCCCGCTACGTTTTTGAACGATATGTACAACACGGCGGATGTGTATTTTCATCCATCGCACGGTGAAGGGTTCGGCATCCCGCTGTTGGAAGCGCAGGCGGCAGGCTGCCCGGTGATCGCGCCGAATAGCACCTCTATGGGCGAATTGACAATGAGCGGCTGGGTGGCTATGACACGGCCATTCATGCACGTAACCGGCCAACTCTGGCATGTGCCGACTTTAGATAGCCTGGCGCGCGCCTTGGCGTGTGCTTACGAACCCTACGATGATGAGGATGATACGTACCGCATGGCAGCGCGTGAAAACGCATTGGCCTACGATCATCGCGTGGTGCTTGAGCGGTACATGCTGCCAGCGCTGGAAAAGTCAGCGGTTACACGGCCTGGCACGTTTGGCGCGAGCACGCTGGAACTCGGCTGCGGGGTGCGACCAACGCCCGGCGCAGTACATCACGATCGCATCAAGCACGCGCCGCACGTCGATGTGGCGCACGATCTGGACGTGCTGCCCTGGCCTTGGGCAGATGCCGCTTGGGATACGCTGCTCGCACTGGATGTGCCAGAGCATCTGCACCTCGACATTCAACAGTGGCTGGATGAGTGCTGGCGCATCCTCAAGCCGGGCGGCGAACTGCACCTGCGCTTGCCTGCCTGGGATAACCCGACCAGCTACCGCGATCCCACCCATCAGAAGGTGTTTCAAGAGGAATCGTTCTACTACTGGCAGCCCGGCCACGCGCTGCACGAAAGCTACGGCAAGTTCTACTTCGCGGAGTCGGCGCGCTGGTGGGATGTGCTCAGCGTAACGCGCGGCAATGCGGATGCACGCTACGGAATCGGCGATCTGTTGTTCACGCTGCGGAAACGAGGCTAACGATGTGGTTCTCGAACCGTTTTTTGATCCTGTGCTGGTGGCTGAATCGCCTGCACCTTTCCTCAGTGCCAGCGGTGGTGCGCTGGATCGTGTTCGTCGCGCTGCGTTCACGCATTGTAGAGCTGGCCTACGAGCCGGAAACGCGCCAAACAAGCGGCTATGCAAGCTCGCTGGCGCTCTCCAAGGGCTTTGTGCTGGCGTTTCGGCGCGCTGATGGCACGCTGCAATTTCGATGGTAGCACGGCTCGGAATGGCAGCGCTGCTCAGCGAACTGCGCATTTTCACAAATAGCGGCACCACGGATTACGCGATCGGCAGCGTGCAGTTCTTCAGCGACGATCAGCTTCAGGTGTACCTCGATCGTACACAGCTCATCAGCCGTTATCAGGCGCTGCTGCCCATCCCTACGCGCGTACCCGGTAACACGATCTGGCTGGACTACACAATTCCAGATTCGATCGGTTACTGGTTCGAGCAATACGCCAGTGATGGCAGCAGCGGATGGGTGATCAAAGACGGGTTCGGCGCAGCGCTGGTAAACGGGACCGACTACACAGTGAACTATGCGGCCATGCTGGTTACGTTTCCCAGCAACACGATGAGCCAAAGCTACTACATCGACTGCCGCACCTATGATCTGAATTCGGCGGCGGCGACGGTGTGGCGACAAAAAGCAGCACTCGAAGCGCGTGCGGTTGACTTCAAAAGCGATAACCACGACGTGAAAGCGAGCCAACGCCGCGACCACTGCCTGAAGATGGCTGAGGAATTCGAGAACAAATCAGGGGTAACGGGTGATGGCGGAATTACGACCGGCAGCTTCATCCGCACGGATGAAGACAATTCGCTGCCCAACTATGGGCACGATACGAACGAGTTCACAGGTAACAATCCGTTCGGCGGCGGTTGGGGCGGATGATGCTCAACGCGGCTGATCTGGTGGCGTTTCGGGCTGATATTGGGCGGCTGCTGCCCGATACGTGTGCGATCCTGCAACCGG